TGAAAATCTAATCATAAATATTGAGGACGGTCCCTCACCAAAGGGGAGAAGTGTGCAACAACGATAACAAACAATATGATATACAATTGATGAAGGATAAAAAGTAAATATGAATAAAGATATGAACAAAGAGAAAAACATTTTTAGAACAAAATTTAGCGAAGATATATTTAACCATAAATATAAACATGAAGGTTGTAATACCTGGGAAGAACTATCACAAACATTAGTTGAAGACGTTTGTCGTGATAAAATGTCAAGTGATGAAAAAAACGAATTGGTAGATATTATAGCAAAAATGAAATTTATACCTGGGGGTAGATATTTGTATTATGCTGGAAGAGGTTTTAAGGCCTTTAATAACTGTTATTTATTAAGATGTGAAGAAGATAGTCGTGAAGACTGGGCGAACCTATCATGGAAGGCTGAAAGCTGTTTAATGACAGGTGGAGGTATTGGTTCAGATTATAGCGCCTATAGACCAAAGAATTCTATTATCAATAGAACTGGAGGTTTAGCATCAGGTCCTGTTTCAAAAATGAGAATGATTAATGAAATTGGTCGTGAAGTTATGCAAGGTGGATCGAGACGTTCTGCTATATATGCCAGTTTAAATTGGAAACACGATGATATTAAAGAGTTTATTCACTCTAAGGATTGGTATAATATGCCAGTTGCGGGTACTGAATACACATTAGGTGAAATGAAAGAAAAAGATTTTAACTTTCCAGCACCTTTAGATATGACAAATATTAGTGTTAATTACGATACAGCTTGGATAGAAGAATATAAAAAAACAGGTAATGTTGGCAATGTATTTTTGGATAACATTAGACAAGCATTAAAAACAAGCGAGCCTGGTTTTAGTTTTAATTTTTATGAAAAAGAACGTGAGACACTTCGTAATGCGTGTACTGAAGTAACATCAGAAGATGATTCAGATGTTTGCAATTTAGGTAGTATTAATATGGCAAATGTAGAATCACTTGAAGAATTTGAAAGAATTGTTGATTTATCTACAAAGTTTTTATTATGTGGCACGCTTGTTGCAGAATTACCATATGATAAGGTTTATGAAGTAAGACAAAAGAATAGACGTTTAGGTCTTGGTATAATGGGAGTTCATGAATGGTTATTAAAAAAAGGATATCGTTACGAGGTAACTCCTGAATTGCATACATGGCTTTCTGTTTATAAAAATAGAAGCAATTATACAAGCAGAAAATTTGCAGATGAACTTGGTGTATCACGCCCTGTTGCAAATAGAGCAATTGCACCTACAGGTAGTATAGGTATTTTAGCAGGAACAACTACAGGAATAGAACCTTTATATGCTGTTGCATATAAACGTAGATATTTAAAAGGAAAAAATCAATGGGTATACCAATACGTTATTGATGGTACAGCAAAGATTTTAATTGAACAATTTGGAATTGATCCAAACAATATTGAAACAGCTGTTGATTTAGCAAGTGATTATGAACGTAGGATTAAGTTCCAAGCTGATGTGCAAGACTATGTTGACATGAGTATATCATCAACTATTAACCTTCCAGCGTGGGGTACAGAATTAAATAATGAAGATCAAGTTGTACCATTTGCTAAAACATTAGCTAAATACGCACACAGACTTCGTGGATTTACTTGTTATGCGGACGGTAGTCGTGGAGGTCAACCTTTAACATCGGTTCCTTATAGTGAAGCTAAAGGAATTGAAGGACAAGAGTTTGAAGAAACATTTCATGATATTTGTAATATATCAGGTAAAGGAGGACATTGTGGTGTTTAATATTAACAACGCTATTAAGACAAAAGGGGAGGGTAAAAACACCCTCCTTACATTTGAATGTTCAGAATGTGGTGTAGAGTTTGATATAAAAAAAGATAATATATATACTCGTAAAACTACATGTTGTATTAAATGTTCTTCATTGGTAGGATTACGTAAAATTAATATAACAGATTCTAATCAACGTACATTAACCAAATTAAGGTCATCTGCGGCAAAGAAAAATATCGAATGTACATTAACACTCCCTGACATAAAAGAGTTTATTAAACAAGATGTATGCACGTATTGTGATACTTTTATTGATTGGTCTAATGTAAATAGATATAATCTAGATCGAAAAGATAACGATAAAGGGTATATCAAAGATAATTTAACAGTATGTTGTTGGAATTGTAATAATACAAAATCCAATAGGTTTACTCATGAGGAGTTTATAATGTTATCTCCAATGTTAAAAGAAATAATTAAACTAAGAAATGATAAAGTTAAAGATAAAAAAGTTTGATAAAGATCGTAAAGTAATTGAAGAAGTTATTGATTTTGAGGGTGATTACGAAAATGATTATATTATTGAATCTTCTGATTATGGTTTATTAATCTGGAAACCAGTGCTTTTATTCGATGATTGGGAGCCAATTGAAAAAATTGTTTAAAAAAAGTGAAAATAAATTTGTTTTTTAGCTAAAAAAGTCGTACCTTTGCACTATGATAAAAGATAACATAGTAGAAGCAGTGAGGGAAGATTTACTTCGACGTTCCCAAACGGGGATTAAGAAGTACGGTACAACATTAGATAGAAATGATTTGTATCTAAAAGATTGGTTACAACACGCGTATGAAGAGTGTTTAGATCAAGCTAACTATCTTAAAAAGACAATTATGATGCTAGAAGCAGATAACAAGCCATTGGTGGATGTCAATTCTGTAGCAGGTAGTGTTGTTCTTAATTATATTAAGAGAGAAACTCTTTTAGAAGAAGGAATTATTTCTGAACCAAAACATATAAACATAACAAAAAATTAAAATATGGAAAGAATAAAGTTACTAGAGTCTAAAATATTATTTCTTCGTCGTATGTTGTATTATTGTGATAGTATACCACCAAAAGAATATTTTGATGCAGTATTTGAAATAACAACACAAAAAGAAGGTGAAGTAATGGTTAAAGATGGCGATTCGTTACCAGAAATAACTAATGAATTTGACAGACCTTTTTATGACCCTAGAAATAGACATCATTCACCAGGATTAACAAATATATAAAATATGACATTTAACGATTACCAAAACGAAGCTGTGAAAACAGCAGTCTATCCAGACCACTTAGAGATTCTTTACCCAGCATTAGGTTTAGCTGGAGAATGTGGAGAGGTTTGTGAAAAAGTAAAGAAAGTCTTTAGAGATAAAGAAGGAGTTGTTTCAGAGGAAACTAAAACAGAATTAGCAAAAGAGCTTGGAGATGTACTTTGGTACATTGCTAACCTCGCAACAGACTTAGAATTAACTATGGATGTTATTGCAGAAACAAATATTACTAAATTAAAATCTCGTAGAGAGAGAGGAGTTATTCATGGCAACGGCGACAACAGATAAATGCCCTCACTGTAACGGTGAGTTAACAGATGGTCACAACAGTATTTATTTTTACTGTAAACAGCATCCAACATATATCAAGTATGACGATGACAAATGGAATAAATGGTTAACTGAACAGAATAATAAAGAGTGGGAATCTCTTAGACGTTTAGAAAAAGATTAATATGACAGCAAGAAAAAGTAAATTATTAGGTATGTCGTTTAGTACAGCTAGGGGTAGATTAAATAAAATGATACTTTTTCAACTTGTTAAAGAAACAGGTAAAGATGTATGTTTTAGATGTGGTGAAAAAATTAATGATATAGATGATTTAACAATTGATCATAAAGAACCTTGGATTAAAAATGGAACATCTTTTTTCTGGGATTTAAATAACATATCATTTTCACATTTCTTATGTAATACTCGAGCCGCAGAAAAACAAATAGGAAAACATCCTTCACAGCAATCATATAAAAATGGGTGTAGATGTGACGGTTGTAAAAATATTGAAAAAATTAGACGTCGTATACAACGTTCTAAAGGAATTAAAACATAAATATTCAGCGGATTGATGTAAAGGAAACATAATTGGCTCATTACCAATAATTCACGTTCGAGTCGTGGTCCGCAACAACACTCACAGAAGTTTTTACCTGTTAAACGTGATCGCCGCGTAAACATGGAGGATGGCAACCTTAATTAACCCTTGTCTGGGAGCATTAAAACAGCCGTTAGCATTTGTAGCGTAGTTGGCAACGCACCTGATTTGTAACCAGGAGTCAGAGGTTCGATTCCTCTCTGATGCTCGATAAATTAAAAAATATGAGTAAATACAAACAAAAGTTTGATTCAAACGGTGTTTTGAGGAATGTTAAAGCGGAAGATGTTCAACCAGCTTTCATCCCAACAATGCCAACAGAGGTTAGGAAACCTAATTTTAAACCAGAAGGTAGGATATTATTATGTGATTTTGTACCTTTTGAAGATAAACCCAAAGAAGAAAATATGTTGACAATTGAATCACCAGACGGTAAACAGTTGCAACGTCTTGAAATTCAGGGACAAACAGCAAGTGGATTATTGTTACCAAAGTCTGCTAAAGAAGATAGAACATTAAAAGCTATTGTTAACGCAGTAGGAGAGGATGTTAGAGGATACGAGATTGGAGACGTTGTAGTTTACAAACCAAATCCGCAAGCAACATTCTTAATTGAGATTGAAGGTCATACATATGTTATGATGGAACAATACAATTTAATTGGCAAATACGTATAATATGGAAAAGATTATAGAACTAAATACATCTGACAAATTGTTCTATTATCATTATTTACAGGTTTTAAATGGGGTGTCGGGTCTCTCTAACACAGAGACCTCCCTTTTATCTCGATTACTTGAGATATCAACATTTGATGATAACGTGTTAGAACATATAGATTTGACACATCAACATAAAATAATGGTAAAGAAGTTTAAAGATAAAGGAATCCTAGTTAACAATGGTGAATATTTTGAACTAAATAGTAATCTTGTTATACCTAAAGAGAATACAGATGTCATTTTTAAACTTAGAATCAGATAGTACTGAAGTACTTATAGGTAGCGATCTGACAGAAATCATACAAGCGGCTTTAATATTTGAAGAAGTGTATAGAAAACACGGTGTAAAATACGAAAGTCAAATGTCAGTATCAGAAGACAATTATCAAATAATATATAAATTATGGGAATTACCTCAGGACAACTTAGAAAACTAGGTTTTAAGATTAAAAATAGAGTATACAAATCAGACGACGATTCAACACTTGTATACTACGATACAACACACGGATTATACTTCTTCATACCAAGAGGAAAAAAGGTTATATTCTTTTCTAAAGGTGTGGATGCTATTACAGGTGAACCACTAGAAGTTAAAAGACTTGTATATATAGATGAAGTTGGATACTTTGAGATGTTAAACTTCTTACGTTCACTCAAGCGTGTTCAAATTAAATGGCCTCGTAACTACATTGTAGAATAGTGGATAGACTAATAAACGAAGTAGCAGCAGAACTAGGAGTATCAAAGACTCTAGTTAAAAATGTGTACAAACATCTATTCTTATCTGTACATAACACAATGAAACGTGGCGAGTACCAAAACATATTACTAAACGGTTTTGGCAAGTTTGTAGTAAAACCAACTCGCAAGAAATACTTAGACGAACTTTACAGAAAGAATGGAAGTAAAAACACAGCTACACATGAGAAAGATAGTGTGGAGCCCACCGTTGCTACTGAGATGGCTTAAACAGCCAATATACGAGGATGTTTATAGTGAAACAATAGTAAGTATATCAGAAGATGATATCAGTACAATTGAACCTTACTTAACAGATTCTGGTAAAATAGATAATACTAAAGCAATTATAACCCTTAAAAACAATAGAGATTTTATTGTAAATCATAGTTATGATGAATTAACACAACACAAACAAATAAAAACAATTAAAGGTTTTTTATATGGAAATTAAAATATGGCAGGAAATGGACGAATTTGAACTTATAACCTATAAGGCTAAAGTTGAAGTAGTTTATGATAACATCTGCAAAGAATTTGAAAGACACAACCTCAACGCTTTAATCGAAGTCGTTGATGATTATATCAGAGAAACATTTGAGTAATGCAAATCGAAATCTGGCACACAACCCATAAAGGGAAAACATTTTACCATTCTCTAGTCAAAGAGAATAGGAAAAACAGGCTAGTTCCTGTTAAACAAATTAACGATATATCTTCTCTATCGGAGTTATTCAAACTTTTAGAAAAGGAAGCAAAAGCAACATTCATGATATATGAAACTATTTACAATCCAAAACCATCAAGTAGTAATAGAACCTGAGATTCTAACAATACCTGAGTTTAGCAAGATATATAAACGAGATAAAAACAGAAATAAGATATACGCATTCGAAGAGTTTGCTTATGTATATCATGTTTGTGATTGGAACTCTCCATATAGAAGTTATACCAATATTGAAGAACGTAAAGAAAAGGTTAGATTAGCGTTTATAAGAGACGCAAATTGGAAAGAGGATGAAGATATCAAGAATGCTTTAAAAGCGTACGAGGAGCTATCTAAAACGCCTTTAATGGGATTATTAGAAGACTCTTACCATCTTGTCGATGTATTAAGACAATATTTTAGGTCAGCAAACTTAAACAATATTGATTCATCTAAAGCAATGATTAGCTTAGAAAAGCTAGCTAAAGTTGTTGAATCAATGAAATCACTAGAACAAGCCGTAGCCAAAGAGAAAAGCGAACAATCTAAAGTTCGTGGTAATAAGGCTGTTGGATATGATGAAAGATAAATATGTATAAACAAGCACAGCAGTTAGCATTAATAAATACAGAGCTATTTTCGGAAGAAGCTATTCGATTTAAAAGAACAGGCTACTATTGTGATGCTCCCCCAGGTACGAGAGATTTCCAATTATATTGGGAAGAACAAAAACGCCGCCGCATAGAAGGATATTCTGTGGGTGGTGTTCGTATTTCTGGTGCTCACTATGGATATTTAAATTTCTCTCGAATACTAAGAGAGGTTAGTATTAATGGTATTCGCAGGAAGATACAAGATTTTCCTAGATTTTATGACATGGACTGGTTCTACTTTTTAGAACTAGAAAAAGCTCGTAATGAAGGCTTAGGTATGATTGTAGCTAAAGCCCGTCGTAAAGGTTTCTCATACAAGAATGCATGGCTTGTTGCCAATGAATTTAATCTTGTTAGAGAATCTATATCAGTTGTAGCTGCTTTTCAAGATGCACTCGCTGATAATACAATTGGTATGGTGATAGAAGATTTAGATTTTCTTAATAAACATACAGCATGGACTCGTACAAGAGAACCAAACAGACGTGATTTTATGCGTTCACAGTTTAAAGAAACTGTTGCAGGTATGGAAACATGGAGTGGTTTAAAGTCTGAGATTCACAAGATATCATTTAAAGATGATGCTTTTAAGGGTATTGGTAAGTCTGCGAGTTTGTTCCTATGGGAAGAAGCTGGTAAGTTTCCAAACTTAATTAAAGCTTTTAGATTCTCTGAACCTACTTGGAAAGATGGTGACTACATGATTGGTATGCCTATTATCTTTGGTACGGGTGGTGATATGGAAAAAGGTACAGCAGACTTTGCTGATATGTTTTATTCACCTGAGAAATACAATTTGAAAGCATATGACAATCAATGGGATGAAGGAGCAGAAGGTAAAAAATGTGGCTTTTTTGTGCCAGATTATTTAGCACGTCCACCTCATATTGATGATAACGGCGTATCTAAAATACAAGATGCTATTGATTCAGAAACAGCAGAACGCGAAAAGATGCTTGCTAATTCAAAGAAAAAGACAGACTTGGATGATTATATCTCCCAATATTGTTTTAGCCCTAGAGAAGCGTTTATGGTGCGTAAAGGAAACATATTCCCGTCTGCATTGTTATCTAAACATCTTGCTAATATTGAAAATAAAAAACATTTAAAGTTTCTAGGAGAAAACGGTAGACTTGAATTAGAATTAGATGGTACAGTTAAATTTGAACCAGATGATAAAGTATTCCCTGTTGAATATCCTATTGACCCTAAATCAGAAGAGGGTTGCGTAATTGTTTACGAACGTCCTTCAAACCCTAATAACTCTCCATACGGCTTATATTATGCAACGTGTGACCCTTATGATATGGACCAATCAGAGTCAGGCTCTATAGGTTCTTGTATTATATGGAAAACATTTAAAGATACAAATGAAGCCTATGACTTACCAGTTGCTACTTATCATGGTAGACCTGAGAAAGTAAAAGAGTTTTACGAAAATGTAAGAAGATTAGTAATGTATTATAATGCGTTACTATTATATGAAAATGAAAAACGTGGATTAGAATGGTACTTCGAAGAAAAGAAGTGCTTATATCTAATGAAAGACCAACCGTTTATCATTGATAAAATTATAAAAAATTCATCAGTTAAACGACCTAAAGGAATCCACATGGTTCCTGCTATTAAAGAGCAAGCATTAATGTGGGCTAAGGATTGGTTGCTAGAAGAAGATGGTGAAGGTAATTATAACTTAACAAAGATATATGACCCTTTTTTATTAAAGCAATTAATATCGTACGATGATGAAAGAAACTTTGACTCAGTTATTGCATTTGCATTAGCTATATTAATGAAACGTGAAATGTATCAAGTAAAAGTACAGGAGAAAGATGCTGAAATAAAAGATACATTTTTTTCTCAGAAACTATTTATAGGAAATACAAACACATTCACATCACAAAATGCTGCTAAAACAGCAGCGCTTAAATTTTAAAAATGTTACCTTATCAAAAACAAACAGAACGCGAGAAAGAAGGTGAGTACGGCTCCGTAAAGAAGTGGGGTGAAGAAACCATAGATGCCATTATTGGCTTATCGAATGGTGGAACACTTGCTTCTGCTGTTGACTACATGGACATTCAGACTAATATCAATTTATATAATTCTATTATTGATATGAACGATATGCAACATATAGTCAATCCTTATGGTGTTAACGAAAACTTTCCAGCGACGTTAAGAAACTATAATATCATTAAACCTAAAATTGACTTGTTAATTGGAGAAGAATCCAAACGACCATTTAACTTTAGAGTTATTGATAGTAATCCTGAAGCAACATCTCGTGTAGAGAAAGTAAAGAAAGATTTGATACTAAAGTCTTTTTCACAGATGTTAATGCAAGAGCTTTATAACCAAGGTCATGAGAACGTTGACCCAGAAGTTATGAACCAACAACCTCAAACTCCAGAAGAGATTGAGCAATTTATCAAGATGTCTTACACAGATATTAGAGAGCATATGGGTAATCAAGCTCTTAACTTTCTAATATGGTTTACAGACTTCAAACGAAAAGCTTTAAAGAATTGGAAGCAATATTTAATTACAGGTTCAGAAATATACTACACAGGTATTATCTCAGGTGAACCAATATTAAACGTATGTGACCCAAGGTTTTTCTATTGTCAATTATCACCAGAGTCAGACTTTGTAGAAGATGCTCAATATTGTTTTTATGAGCGTTTCTTAACACCTAGTCAGATTTATGATGAATACTATGAAGAATTAACAGACAATGACATTGACACAATTGAAAAAATTAAGTCAGGTACAGGTCAAGTATTTATTGGTGATAGTGGTTTAGGTATACCAATTGTATATCAGAACATAGACAAACCCAATCCTTTTTACAATAATAGAGATAGATTAGTTAGGACTATACACGTATGTTGGCAATCCCTTCGTAAGATAGGTTTTCTTTCGTTTGTAGACCCTCAAACAGGTGAAGAGGTAGAAGAGCTTGTTGATGAAAATTTCAAGCTTACAAAGGCCTTAAAAGCCCTAGGATATAAAATCGAATGGAAATGGATTAACGAAGTATGGGAAGGAACTAAAATTGGTTCTGATATCTATGTAAACGTAAGACCATTACCAAATCAAAATAAATCATTAGACAATCCAAGTAGATGCAAATTACCTTACACAGGTGTATTTAGACATCAGTCAATGGTAGCTCTAATGCGCCCACATCAATATTTTTATGATATCCTTTTTTATAGGCTTGAGATGTCTTTAGCTCGTAGCAAGGATAAAGCGATGGTTATGGACGTAGCACAGATACCGCGTAGTATGGGTATTGATACACAGAAATGGTTGTATTACTTAGATACTTTAGGTATTGCGTTCATTAATAGCTTTGAAGAAGGTACAGGTGCTAACGCAGGACGTACATCACAGTTCAATCAATTTCAAGCTATTGACATGTCTATGGCTCGTATCATTGACCAATACGTTATGATGATGTCTAAGATTGAAGATATGGTTGGTGAAATATCAGGTGTATCAAGACAACGTCAAGGTGAGATTAGCACCTCAGAATTAGTAGGAAACGTAGAACGTAGTGTTGTACAATCATCAAACATAACAGAGCATTTATTCTTTACTCACAACGAGGTTAAGCGTAGAGTACTTACAAACCTATTAGAGGTATCTAAGATGGCTTGGATGGAAGGTAAGAAAGCTCAGTATGTATTAGATGATATGACACGTACATTCTTCTCTATTGAGCCTGCTGAATATGCTGAAGCAAACTATGGTATATTTATATCTAACTCAAGTAAAGATGAAATGATATTGAAGACAATGCAAGGATTAGCACAACAAGCTTTACAGTCTGGAAGTGTTACATTCAAAGATGTTGCTGAGATATTACAATCTACATCTATTACAGATATTACAACTAAGTTAGAAGTAGCAAGTGAACAAGCACATCAACGTAATATGCAAATAGAACAAGAGAAAACTAAACAGGTTGAAATGACTTTACAGGATAAACAAGCTGATAGAGATGTTCAAACTGAGAACAATATTAGAGATAATGAAACTAAGTTGATTATTGCCAACATGGGTGATGGTACTGAGGTTGAAGATAACTCTACTGAAGTTACTAATAAGTTTTTAATTGATAAAGAAAAGAATCAAATTACTCGTGAGAAGAACTCTATGGATCATCGTATTGATAAAGAGAAACTCAAGATTGACGAAAAAGCTAAGCAAGAAGAGCTAAAAATTAAAGCGATTGCTGCAAGAAAGAAACCAACAACTAAAAAATAAAGCTATAACAACCCGCAGATTAAATAATTAGTTTGCGGGAAAAGCTTGCAAAATAACAAAAAGAGTATTACCTTTGTAGTAAATTATGAAAAAAGAACAAGAAGTACAAGATGATAATCCTATCGATTTTTCATCATTCAGTTTAGAAAACATTTTATCACCTACGTTTGAACCTCCAGTAGAGGAAGATGAAGTTGATGAACCAGAACTAGAGCCTAAACCAGAACCTAAAGAAGAAACCAATCCTGAACCTGCTCCCACTCCTGAACCCGACCCTAAGGCTGAAGAAGGTGCTGAAGAAGAAACAGATTTAACAGGATTCTATGAAGCTTTAAATAAAGAGTTAGGCGTAGATGATTTTGATGTAGCATCTGTAGAAGATGGTATTCCAGGTTTAATGGGATATTTGAAGACAGTAGTTACTAACACAATTGAAGACGAGGTTGAACAAATCAAGTCTATGGGTGACGGTATCCTTGGAGATATGTATGAGTATCTCAAAAACGGTGGTAAAGTAGAAGATTTCAAACAGGTTTATTTCGACGTGATTAACTTTAAAGAGTTGCCTATTGAAGGTGATGACAATGAAGCAAATCAGAAATTAGCCATTAATGAATATCTAAAAGAATTAGGCTTTGACGAAGAAGAGCGTAAGGATAAAATTGAGAGTTATACATCAGCAGGTCTATTAGAGAAAGAATCTAGGACAGCTGTAAAGAAACTAGCAGTTAATCAAGAGCAACGTCAGAAAGCATTAGTTGAGAATCAGACAAGAGCACGTGAAGCACAAGAAACCAAAGTAAGGGAATATTGGGATAACGTAGTTAATACCATTAACAAAGCTGATTCAATAGGAGGTTTACCTATTCCAAAAAACAAGAAACAAGATTTTATCAAATACTTAACTGTTCGTGATAAAGATGGTTTAACAGAATATCAAAGAAAGACTGCAAACACAGAAGAGTCTTTGAAGTTAGCCTTAGCATCATTTACAGGTTACGACTACGCTTCTATTAAGAAAGAAGCTAAAACAGAAGTAACAAAAGATATCAAAAAAACTATCAGTAGATTTACTGATACTTCCGCAAAGTCAAGGTCGTCAATCGAAGTTGATGTGGAAACAAACAAGAAACCTGATTTTTCAGCGTTTAAGCTGCCAATACATTATTAAAACAAAACAAAAATTAAAAATTAATGAACATTAATAGTTTACAATTTACAAAAGCCAAATGGAACTCTGGAATGACAGAGCAAAATAACTTGGCTACAGCATTGTTAACTATGCCAGAGATAAGCAAAACTCTTGCCTACGCTTTTGGACCTAAGAAATACGCTCTTTCATATCTTACACAAGGTATGGGTCGTATGTCTACAAGTCACAAAGTTATTGGTAACAGAGAGTTTCGTTGGCCTTTGATGACATTGTTAACTAAAGCTGTTCTTATTACTGGACAAGTTACTGGAGGTTCGACCCCTGGTTTAAACCGTACCACATTTAAGATTAAGCTTGCTGAAAAACTATTTGGTGTAGGTGATATCCTTGCTACTCACTCTAGGACTCTTGTACGTGTACAGGAAGCTCCAGTGTTGGATGGTGTAGATTACATTTACGTATTACAAATAGTAAACCCTGATCCAGCTGCATACGTAGATCCTACAGATTTACTATCAGGTAAAGAAGTATCAAAAGAGTTTAGCTCATTTGAAGAAGGCTCAGAAGGAGGTTCCGATTACGAAACTTATCCATTCTGGTTTGAAAATCAAATGACCACAATGCGTAGCGAGTTCTCTATGACTGGTGGTGCTCAAACAGACGTAATGATTTTACAAGTAGGTGGTCCTGATAAAAAAGGTTCATTCTTGTGGATGTACGAAAAAGAGTATCAACACATGTTGAAGTGGAACGAATACTGCGAACGTATGTTGTGGTACTCTGAATACAACAAAGACCCTCAAGGTCAAGTACACTTACCAGGTGCAAATGGTCGCCCTGTGTTTATGGGTGCTGGTATTTTGGAACAAATTGCTCCATCTAACAGACGTACATATACACAATTGACTGAACAAATTGTGCGTGACTTCCTTATTGACTTAATGGAAAACGCTAAAGATGCTGAACAAACTAAGTTTGTAGGACATTGCGGTTACATGTTCTTCGAGGAGTTCCATCAAGCAATGAAGAATTCATTAGGAAACTTTGGATTCAACTTGGTAGATACACACTTCGTTACAGGTAGCGGACAAGAATTAGCATTAGGTGGTCAGTTCAAAACATATCGTGGTTTGAATGGTACAGAGCTTACTCTAATCCATAACCCTCTTTACGATAGTAAAGTAAACAACCGTCAATTACATCCAATCTCTAAGAAGCCAATCGAGTCATATCGTTGTACAATTTTAGATTATGGTATGTATGGTGGAGAGTCTAACATCTCTGTAGTTGCTAAAGGTGCTGACGGAATCGACCGTTCACTATTAACTTGGTACACTGCGGGTTCTCAAACTCCAGGTGGAGCGATGGGTGCTGATAACATTAAAGGTTATATGAGCACTATGCGTTCGAATGGAATTGATGGTTGGACATGCCACTTCTTATCGGAAAAAGGTATTAAAGTTATCAATCCACTTTCATGTGGTGAATTAATCCTAGATATTGCTGAATAATCTAGCAAACGGGTGGCAACGCCCGTTTAGTATAACTAAATTTTTATGACAACAAATCAAGTAATCGTAAGACCGCTTCCTCCAAAAGGGAGGAATTTATTCGCAATTTTCCCAGGCACCTTTAAAAAATATGGTGCGGGTATGAGTCCAGTAACTGGTAAGCGAATCACAGGATTAACTCCTGAAAAAGAAGCAGAACTAACTGAAAAGTTAGGAATTGACATCTCTGCTAAATCATCTTTCTGGACAGAATTTACAATCGTAATTGATAGTAAAGGTTCAGTGTTAGATTTAAGTGATCCAATACAAGAGCTCCAGTATTGGTTATTGACAACTAAGAGCGATATTGCCACATCAAAAGACAAAATCAAACCGCATTCTGTATTCGTTATGTATAATGAAGAATATGAAGCCAATAAAGATAATGTTAAATTTGATTACGATTTATCTGCTTACAGTTACATTAAAGAAATGTCTGAAGAAGACAGAGCTAATTTCTTAAAATTGTTTGGATATCGTACTAGAAATATGTCTCCATCTGTTATTAAGAAAACATTGAAAGATAAAGCTGATAGCGATAGTAAATATTTCGTAGAGCTTTATGAAGACAAAAACAAAATAATCAAGATTCTTATTCAAGACTGTGTACATTATGGTGTAATTGCCATTAAGAATGGTGCATATTATTTTGGTGAGGATATGTTAGGTGCAGACTTAAATCTTGCAATTAACAAGATTAAAACACCTAAGAATGCTGATTTAAGATTAGCACTTGAAAAGAGATTAGAAGACTCAACAAACATTTAATAAGTAATGACTATACAACAATTACATCATTTATTCCGAGTTAAGCTAGATAGATTAGATAATGAATATTATGCTAACATTTTAGCTACAGAGATAGATATGTTTTTGAATGATGCACAGTCAATATTTATAAAAAAAAGAATTCCTACTTCTACTTCCTTTATACAATCCTTTGAAGAAAATCAAAAGAGGCAAAATGATTTGCGTGAAATTACTACAGGTGACGTACAGTTAACACTGTCTGCTGACCAAACTGGTAAAAAGCCCGATTCATTCCTCTTTGATTTACCTTCAGATTACTTGTATCCTTTCCTAGAAGAAGCTGAAATTGCATATTTAGATTGCAACAATCTTCCTATTACGGAAAGAAAAGGGTTTATAGGAATGACTCATTCAGAATATTTATTATCAAAAGAAGACCCATTTTTCATTCCAACAGAATTGGAAAACTTTGGTGTCCGTTTACTTTCAAATAATAAAATAGAGGCATTAACTTTTGGAAATTTTAGTATCAATTATTATTATATGCGATACATTAGACGACCACAAGATATGCAATACTCTGACAACACCGTAGTACCTACGGGTTCACTGAAAGTTGGCTTTCAATATAAGGTATTATCTGGAACAATAACACACAACGGCAGCGCGTTATCAACTGGACAAATCTTTATAGCACAAAATCCAACATACACAGGAACAGGTACAGTCGCCTTAAATGGCGTAGACTGCGAGTTATCTGTTGAAGCTCAACGTGAGATTATTGACATTGCTGTTAATTTAGCATTAGATGTAATTGAATCACCTAGAGCGCAAGCATATAAACTTAAAGTAATCGAACAACAATAATAAACAATTAAAATTAAAATTTAATGCAAAATCCTAAAGTTTTCAGACTTTTGGTAGGAAAAGATGTAGCAGTATCAGCATCTGGTTTAACACCAGCAACAGCTACTGACGGTTCTATAGTTCCGTTTACAGAAGATTGGGTAGAGTTAACAACCTCTGATACAATCACAACTTCTCCTATCGTTTACCTTATGCAAAAGGTAACTAACGCATCTGATGCTAAGATTGGAAGCATTATGTCTTTACCTATTAACGGACAATACGTACGTAATTATAAAGGCGAATCTTTCCGTCCAGGTGCAGAGCAAGTTACATATATTGGATTGGCAGCTAGTGCAACAACATTAGCAGCTGGTACAGGTGATGTAACCGCCACTGTGGGTGATGAATATCAAATCAATATTCTAAACGCAGAAGAAAAAGAAAAAGTGCAAGTTCCTTCACGCTACTACTACATTCTACCTACAGGTGGAACTAAGTATACTTTGCTTGTAGAATTTGCTCGTCAAATTAACGCTGACGAAAATTGCGTATGTACAGCTAGAGTTGTAGGTAATGGAACAGGTACTGATGGTTTAACCTCAGCAACTGCTTATGGTTTACAATTGAAAGCTAAAGATTCTAAATATTTCTTTTCTGTAGGTGTATCAGACAGCTTTGGTGCTACTGTTACTTACGATACAGAACAATTTAGAGGTCAAGGTACAGTCGCTTTACTTGAAGCAGTACAAGAAGTATCTCAAGGTAATTTAGGTTATTATAACCGTTTGATGTTACCTAAGACTATTACTAACTATATTGCTACACAATCTAATAGTGCTATCGCAACTACTGGTGCAACTGACTCTGCTACATTTACTCAAAACAGTAAAGTAGTTACAACAGCCACTGGTACAATTGCTGCTGGTGCTTTAGCTGCTGGAGATAAAATCTCTGTAGCTGGTGTAGAGTATTGCATCGAATCGTTGACATTAGGTGGTGGTAGCATTATCGAAACCTTAACATTAACTGAGCCATTTAAAGAAGCTACAGTGACTTATACTGCCTCAGGTAGTGTATTACCATCTGTGACTAAAGTAGAAGGCTACGATGTGGTTGTAATCGATCATGACGTACCAGTTAACAGTCAAGATAATCAAAACATTCATCCTAAAGCTTGTAGGACTATTGTAGCTATTCCATCTCGTTTGGCAAATGCTACTGCTAAATCTACATTCTTGGCTGCAATTAATGCTTGGGTTTTAACAACTCCAGGTGCTTTTGCAAACGTAAGTGTTTAAAAAATAATCGTTGAATAAACGCAAAGGAGGGAGAAATCCCTCTTTTAGTATAATAAAATTAAAGTAATGAAAGTAGAAGAATTATTAAAGAGAATAAAAGAGGTACAAGAAAAAGTATGGCCTCAAACAGATAGGTCAAGAAGTTTTACATTAACGGGTAGTGCTATAGCTTTACCAAACGAATCGTGTAAAGTTGTTACTTTGTTAAATACAACAGGTGCTAATGTGGTTATTAGTATTAATAGTGGAGATAATATAACAATACCTTCTGGTTTATATCCATTAATAGTAAAAGTATCAAATACAAATCTTATTAGAGTTAATGGGACCGCAGCTAATGTATTACATTATATTATAAGTGAATAATGAAAAAATCAACAAAAGTAACAACTATCGAATCTAACGAATTTGTTAGAGTTTACACACCAATAGAAACACTTAGGGACATACCTAATCATCCAGAAAAATTTATATCAAGAACAGATCTTTTTGTTGACTCCGCTGTTTTACAAGCAGTATCTGTAACAGAAAGTACAAAAACAATTGATTTTAGTTTAGGTAATATTTCATATATTACACTTGAATCAGATGTAACATTAACATTTACAAATCCTAATATAGGTGTTTATGTATTTTATATTAAACAAGATAATACAGGTTCACGTTTAGTTACTTGGCCTAGTAATGTTAAATGGCCTGATGCTGCTGCACCAACGCTTACAACTACTGCTCTTGCTTGGGATATAGTAACTCTTATGTATGATGGATTATACTTTTCAGGAACTTCAACTCTTAATTTTGTAGCATAATGTTAGCACCATTTAGTTTTTTAGGAGGAGGTTTAGGCTCGAAGATTGTCGCTGCCTATAACGCAAGAACTCGTGCAGCAGGTGGAACTGTAGCAGGTACAGCTTGCTTAGTTAATCAAGTAAATCATTTACTTGCAACACCTCAAATAGTAACAACTTATAACCTAAGATGTTTAGCGGCAGGTGGAACTATTGCAGCTACAAACTGCACACAAACATTGGTAACAGATTTACAAGCAATAAATATAGATTAAGATGAGTAACGCATATAATAACGCAAGTTTAATAGTACCCGCAGCTAATTATGAAGCAGGTACAATATTTTCATTAGTTCCAACAGACGGAAGTGGCGATTTATCATTCAGCCGAGCAGGTTCAAAAATGGTTCGTAACTCATCGGGTTATGGGAAACAATAGGAACAAACATTCCCCCACTACATTATCCCGTTGGTGGTGGTTGCCCTTCGTGGTTGTTTGAAGCGGAGGCTACGAATGAGG